GTTTTGTGGGTCCTGTCCCAAGATTTCAGAAGGGGTTGGGCTCGAGATTCCTTTCCTTGGCGCTCTTGCTTGCGTGGCAGGAATTGCACAAAGGTTGAAGATTTGACTGATCCCAAAACTCACCGCCTAATCTCACTGGCTCAATGTGATCAACCATCTGCGCCAATGTAATCAACCCAACAGACTCACACGCTTTGCACAGTGGTGAGGCTTGCAACACTGAAGCGCGAAGGTTACGCCAATGCTGGGTATTATAGCGCGGCTCTATGTATGACCCCTTCACGTATTGGCGTGGCTTCTTGCCTCCTTGCTTAGGCTTGTTTATTGTTGGCATGTGAGTAACAGTTTAAAGTCTAGCAGTGATCGCACCAAATGATAATCAAAACCACAGTCTCTAACACGCTGAGCAAATACCTTCTGCTCTTCTGATTGCGTGCCTGTCGATGTCTTGACTTCAACGAATAGCAACTTACCAAAGTATATCACAATTAAATCACTCGCCCCTGGTGTTAATCCTGTGGCCTTCATCAGCATGGCCGTGCGCTTATCCCTTAGCCCTCCGTTAGGTATGCTAAAGATTAAACAACTCTTATAAACCCTTTGAAAAGTATTTCGATAATAAATTATAATTTCCTGCTGTATTTTATCCTCAGTCATATTATTAGCAAAGTTAGCAATTTGTGCGGTGGTCAGAGGGTGGTCAGAGAAAAAAAAGCTCTCTGACCACCTCTAGAGGCGCGCTATCATTGGGCGCAAGTCGAAAGGTGGTCAGGTGGTCAGAGAAAGTCAAAGACTTTTCCAGAACTACAAAATAAAAAAAATGGAAATTGAAAAAATATTTTTCTAGGGAAGTTATGTTTTTTACGTGCCTCTCTGACCACCTTTTGGTCAAACCCTTACAAACATTGGGCTCAGAGGTGGTCAGAGAAAATTGGTTTTTCATTGTCTGGCTATTTTTACAACCGCATAGCAGCGCATTGTTGATCCATTGACCTTCCTTTTCACTTGTTGAAAGCCCAAATTTTTCATTTCCATCCCCAACTTTCGAGTGTCAAAAATCCGCTGTTGGCTGTTTACCTCGAGATATATTTTCAATTCTGTATTTGTTAAATAATCGCTGTAATCACCATTTTGCGGAACGCGAAAATATTGGTTTATTAATTCCGCCTCAAAATTAATTGCATTAAATTCCGTGCTATTTTCGTTTAGTTGTAGTATATCCTCACTCGAAAGGTGCCAATTGAACCCTGATTGATATAGGTCATAGAAGGCCATGAATAGCGCGGTTTTGTCAATTGCGTTGTATGCCGGGTGATTGATGCCGAGCACATTAATAGGCAGGATTCGACGGTTGCCTGTAGGGTCCGAGATAAGGCCCAAGTCGTTTGTAGTTCCTGCTAAGACAGCCAAGCGCTTCAGATCCCGGTGCGTACGCCCATAAGGCAAGCGAATTGAAAATGACGCCTTACTCGTTAACTCCTTAAATCGTTTGGCCTCAAACTTTGATTTACCCCCAAATTCATCGTCCATTATGATCAGTTTTTTTGTCAGCAAAATATCGTCATCTTTGCCCCCATCTAGTTTAGACTCTGCGTAGTAGTTGGCGAGTGGCTTAGGAAGCAGACGCCTAAAAAACTCAGTTTTACCCGTATTTTGGCGCTCGCCTGCCAATACCAATACCAGGGGCGAGGTGTGGCCGTAAACGCTGGCAATCATTCCAACGCCCCAGTGAGTGAGATATTTGGCAACGTGGGGCGTGGTTGTTTCGATGCAAGCGGCCAACTCTTCAATAATTTGCTGGCTGCGCTGTACTGACTCATTAGCCTTTAAAAAGTCCTCGAATGGGTTGTAATAGCGGGTCATTTCGGAATAGATCACGCGGCAAAAAAACTCAAATGATATTTTGTTGTCTGTTAATTCTGAAAATTTCAAATACATCGTATTTAACGACATATCATCGATTTGCTTCGGCCTGTTGTTAAATGTTACAGCGCGGTCCTCAATATCTGCGGTGATCGTGTTATAGTGCAGTTGGTGATTGTTGGATAGATACAACTGGCATAGCGCTACGGGCGTCTGGCCCGTGAGCTGCAGCGAAACGTTAGCCTCAAAAACTGCGGCGGCGGTCTCTGTGGCCTTTTCAACGTCCATGCCAGACAGCCGGGCAATCTCAACCACCGACTCCTGAGCACGCCCTTGCTTTTTGGCCATTTTTGCAATGTTCTCCAACTTCACAGCCTGCTGGCTTTTTAACTCAACGCCTGCCTGTTTAGCATAATAGTAAAATGTGCCGATTGCAATCTTGCTCTGGCCTGTATCTCGTAGGCAATAATTATACTGTCTATCGGCCTTAATATGGTCGTATTTTGAATTTTGGGCGGCGATGGCGTGGAAATACTCACGGCCTCGCTCTCCAAACTCTGAAGCCAGCGCAAAGCCAATATCGAGATAGTTTTTGTAAGCGCCCTCTGTTAGATCATAACCGCCCCGGCAAATCCTATCAATCAATTCATCAAATTCGTTGCCAGTTAGTACAGTGTGCACTTGCTTTGGCTTGGCTTCCTTTTTAGGGTACTCTTTAAAGGTCTTGCTTTGCTCGTTGGTATAAAGTAATGGGTCATAAGACAGGAATCGCAGACGGCTCACATTCTTACAACTCTGATCAATCAGTTGCCCGTAGTTGCGGAAATAATACTGTTTTAATCCATTGAACGCGTCAAGGTGCCGCTCTGGCTCAATCTTAACAAGTGCTGCCAGCCCATTGCCCGAAACGGATAGCAAAGCGGCAAAAGTATACGGATCTTTAGCCAGTTCAGACTTTAATCGAGCCACATCGTCCACAGCATCAAAATCAATACAAATAAGCCCTGAGTGTTGAATGAGGTTTGCGTTGCTCACATTGTCTTTAAACACCCCCGAGATCGTAACCGCTGGAATCCGCTGCTTTGCCTCGGCTTGCTCATCCTTACTTAACGCCTTTGTATTCCTGTACGCTTCAATAAGTGCCAAGTGTTGCCCTGAGCGCACCAGGGCGAAATAATCCGCTATGGTAATTGTGTGGTGCTTTGCCGACTGTTTAATGTTCGGCAGATAGGTTATTTGCATATGGTGATCTTGAGTAAATGCTCAGTAAGCGTGCAAAGTAGTTGCCCGTTCAGTTTAGCGTCGCGAATATACTCGCCATTTTTATCGTGTAGGTGAATTGCTTTTATAAGTATGCCGTTTTCGGTAACTTCAACGTGGGCAATTCGTGCGTGTGTTGGTTTATTCATTTTCCAAATTGATTAAATTTTTTATCAGTAAAAGGCAAAAGCGCCTCAATTAATTTTTCGTGGCTTCTAAATTCTCCGTAAAATAAAGTTGGATTTTCACGCCTCCAACTATGTCTATTTAATGGGTGTGCTGTATCTGAATAGTTTTTATTTTCTTTTTCTCTACAATATGGGCAATATTCAACAGTCCCCAATAACGTAACAACATACAAAGTATGCCATCCATAACCCCCCGATGCGTCTGTTGTACCCGTTAAAAGTTCAATTTGAATTGCATTTGCCGACAGCATTTCAATAACATCATGTAGCATTGGTTTACTCATAATAACTTCTCATTACCATCGCCCAACTTAATAAATCCCGAGTCTTTTGTAGATCCAGTGGCGCGGATAAAATCCACCTCCAACTTTGCCGAGTTTATAATAACCTGCCCAACGTCGGCCATTGCCTTCGCTGTTGCTATGTCAATATCGCCATCCTTTAGGCGTTCCAGGGTTTCAAAGAGGTGATCGCGTAGATCATTAATTTTGTTGCGTGCCATTTTTTTCTAGTTTGTTAATTTGTCTTGTGATACTTCTTTTAATGCTTAATACTTCCCTCAATTCCTCGGGCAAGTTTTTGATGTTGTTGCGCCTCATATGCTCGTGGCGGTCGATTAGCTCGAGATTGTCCAGTGCGATGTTGGCCTTGTTGCGGTCTTTAAATACCACAAACATACCTTTTGGCACTGGGCCGTTAACTGACTCCCAAAGCAATACGTGCACCAATTTAAAACCCTGGGCTGTCTTTTCAACCATGTAGCCATCGCGATAACTGCGATAGCCTATCGGCTTTGTATTGTGCGGATTTTGCCCCTTCTTAAATTGGGTTTCAACCCCGCCCATCATTAGGCCTTTGGTGCCTTTGTTCCAGCTTGTCATACCCTTTTTAAATTGGGTAGCCGGGTGGCCTTTGAAATTGGCTTTGTAGTATTGATGCAAAAAGTCTGTGCTTTTGTTAACGCCAGTATTTTGCTGTTTGTGGTAGATCTGCGCAACTGAGCAACCAAATCGCTCGGCCAAATCTTTAGCCATTGTAGTCGGGTATAGCTGCACAAATTCTGCCGTTTCGGCTTCAGTCCATTGCTTGCGTTTCATTCCTTTATTGCATAAGTTACCTCAATCCCAAAAGCGTTATGCCCGAGTGTAGTTTCTTTAAACGCCTTTTTCATCACCTTCACCCATTGCGCTTCAGGCAAACTGATCCCCTGGATAAATTCCTGTATCTCGGTGCTGTTATAGCTCTTATCCGTGTGCTCGATTTCTACTGTGATTACAAATGTTTTCATTTCTTCATACTTAAAATGTACCTAACGCCCGACTGGCTGTAACCCAACCGCTCGGAAATTTCCCTAATTGAATACTTTAGATCCTGCCGCATAATCAAAACGGCATATTGTTTCGGCGTGTAGCCGTTTAAATTTAGTCTCATAATTTTACTATAAAGTTTTTAACTGCGCCACCCTCGGCAAATTCTCGCTCTCTGCGATTGGTATAGCCCTGCGTGTAGCCTTTTGCATCCCAGAACCTACGCAACTCGCTGTAATTGGCGTAATACAATACCCGCTCAATAAATGCCTGCTTGTAGTTTTTACGGCTTTTCAATTCCCATAGATCAGCGGGCGTTTTTGCAATCTCAAACAGATAGCGCCCGTTGAGCTTTTCGTAGGCCATCAATTCCAAACTGCCGCGCTCGGCTTTCTTTTCGGTTGCAAATAACTCACCGCAAAACTCACAGAAGCGAGCAGATGCGTAGAGCACAGCGCCACAGCAGGGGCAATCCTTTACAGGTGCCACGCCTTGCCCTTTTTTGTTTTCCATCCCAGCAAACGCCTTGCCCCAATCGCGTGCCTCCTGCCAAAATCCTAAGCGGTGCACATTTTCGCCAAAGTCGAGGATAGTGAACTCTTTTTTACTCGCCGTCGGCCGAGATCCACGCCCCACCATTTGAAGCCATAGCGCTACGGATTTGGTAGCCCTGTTAACAACAACAACCTCAATATCTGGGCAATCAAAGCCAGTTGTGGCAATACCACAGTTAACGAGGATTCCGTATTTGCTCGTTATAAAATCCTGTATTAAATCGGCTCGTTCGTATGCGCTCAGTTTTGAGTGAACGCAATAAACCCTTCCAACTCCCAACTCCTTAACAAAAGCCTCAGCGGTATTAATTGACGCCTCAATATTCACACAAAAAACAATCGCCTTCTTATCCCTCCAACGCTTGCAATACTCACTCACAACTCCCTCATAAACTTTCGGGCGGTTGAAAGCGTCATCCAATCCCTGCGCTGTAAATTCACCCATTCTGCTGGCAATTTTGGAAGTGTCCACTGGGTGCATTGCATATGTGATAGGATTGCACAAATAGCCCTGCGCGATCAGTTCACCAATCCCTACCGAGTTAATCAGTTTGCCATAGCTTTGGGCCATTGGTGGCTTACTTACAGGCGTTGCAGTTGCGCCGATTACAAAGCCGTCAAAGCCCTCCAGAATCTTGCGAAAGTTGCCAATGTGGGCCTCATCAATTACGAGCAAATCGTAACTGCCCAAGTTCACCACCCCGCGCTTTATTTGGTTGTTTAGCGTCTCCACCATCAAGATATCGCAGCGGTTTAATTTGCCCGCTTGGCTGAGCAACTCGCGCCTGTGGGTAATGATGGCCACGCGCCGCCCCTTTTCCAACACTCTACGCACAATCTCAGAAAATACAACCGTCTTGCCCGCTCCAGTAGGTAGGCATAAAATAACGCGCTTAGCCTCCTTAAAAGCCCCGCGGATCTCATCCACAGCAGTCAATTGATACGGCCTTAATTGCATATCCCCAGCAGCTCCTTTACTGTGTTGTAAATCTTCTGCACTCCTTTATCGTATTCCAAAAACTCCGACATTCTTTGATAACTGTTAATCGCTGTCGAGTGATCACGGCCCAACCTGCGGCCGATTTCCGAATAGCGAAGGGCGTAGTGCTGTCGCAGAATGTAAACCAACATATGCCGGGCATCCTTAATGTCGCCCTCCCTGGAAGTGCTTAACAACTGCGCAGGAGTTACATCGCAGGCAATGCATACGGATTGCATAACCTTGGCGAAGTCATCCATCTTGCTGGTGAATTTCACCTGTGGGCGAAGTAGTTCGTTTTTCAACCTTACCACCTCGGCCTCATATTTGGATGTCATTTGAAGAATGCGCATTTGTAGCTCCTTATTCTCGCGTCTCGCTCTGCTGTATAGTTGTAAATAATCTGTAATCATTTGGCTTTATTATTGAATGTCGTGAAAGTTCGTACTGCTCGGCAACTTTTATATATTCCCTCATTTTGTCGCGCTCTTCAATGTTGGTGATCATGAAGCAAGCGTTGTAAATGTGCAGTGATATTGTTTGTTCTGGTAGGTCAATCATTGCTCACCTCCTCCGTAGGTTTGTTCGTATAAATCTGTTGGACTTTCTACCATTAATAATTCACAGGTATCACTTACCTCAATTTGTTTTATGCAATTGTTCGCAAAATCAATCATCCGCTGCTTCTCCATTTCTTTGGCTTGCTTCCAATCTGCAAGGGTTAAATCTCTTTCAAGTTCTATGGATTGCACCCACTCCACCGCCGTTTGTTGTTTATTGTTTGTCATTGCCCCATCCCTTTCTTTTTCGCCCTGTGCCTTGCTTTTCTAACTCTCGCCTGTTCTCTTCTGATTGATTCCTTTGCCTCCAGTGCAAACAATTTCTGCAACGCTGCTGCCAAATCATTCTCAGCAACTAGGCAACGCTTTGCACAATCTTGCCCGCGATCTTCCCAAGTCTTTGCTTTGTCTTTTTCTGCTCTGGCTTCAGCTTGCAGGTCAAGCAGGCGGGTGGATTGCTTAGCATATTGCAAAGTTTTGCGGTTTAATTCCCTGCCCAATCCGCGCACCTGAGCGCGTGAGGCGTTAATGGCAAGCCCGAGCACGATCGTGCTGCCGGCTGTTGCTGCGGTTAAGATTTCAATTATCATTATCGTTTTTGATTACAAGGTTTAAAACATAAAGCGCAGCCACGCAAAGCATAAAAGAAAAGCGAGCGCTTTCTGGCCACGTCAACGGGTTAAATTGCCCCGATACAAATACAAATCCTGCGTAGGTAATCAGCAGGGCCTGCGCAAAGCAGAGCATAGTAGTGCGGATGCTCATTTGTCGCCCCTCCCTCTGTACATTCTGCGCTGATAAAGCATTTGCGTGAACTCATCAAACTCGGGGCGAAATTCATCGCGCTCAAATTTGTACGGCTCGGCTTCAGGGGTTTCGATTCTGCGCTTTTTGTTGCGGCGAATTACGTGAGCGCAGTAGGCCACCGCAATGGTAGCAGGCGCTAAAATGATTGGGTAAATAATATCTAAACTCATAAATGTGGTGCTATTAAATAAGGGTACGGTTAAGCCCCCGTTTGGTTTTTATAAAAAGCAAAGCACTCATCCCATTTGCTTGACTTTTTCAAGTCGCTTTGTCTTTGTCCGATTGGCTTTGACATATCCCAATTGAAAGTTTGTTTTGCAATTATTTTGCAATTCAAATCTTTAATAGTTTGCAATCCGCTGGGCGTTCCAACCACTCTATGGCATTTTACATCAGTAAGCCAAAGTTCGTGTGAAATTGCATCTACAAATAACCCTTGTGCAAGTGCATAAGAATCCGATGCTTTTTGTCCGCTTAAATTTTGGTCAGGCGCATAAGTAACCAATTCTAAATTTCCTTTTTCGTTGATAAGGAAGTAAGCGGTGTGTTTTTGTTTTAATGTGGTGTTTTTCATAAATGTGGTGCTATGTGGTTGCAAATATAAAGGCATTATCCACAAAACCAAATAAATTTGAAAAAAAAATGCCCCGAGCCGAAACCCGAGGCAGTTAGCACCACACTAACGGCGCAAATATACTCAAAGATTTTGTAAGGTCTGTTCTAATTTCCTCAACGTTTCTAAGCTCTTCGGCTCCTTTCTGCTCCAGTGAGTTAAGACGCACCGATTCACGCCTGCAAGTGCGCAAAGTTTTGTGAGGGTTACGCCCTTTTGGATTGCCTTAATTTTTAAATCAGTAACGATATTTTTTTCCATATGCTACAAATTTACAAAAAAAGCGATAAATTTGCAAATGTTATGCAGTACCACACAGACATTAGCCGCGTCTCAAAGAGCGGCCTCGACCTAATTAATCGCGCCCCGGCACTTTATTACGAGCGCTATCTAAACCCCAACGCCTCACCGCAGAAAGAAACCCCTGCGCTAATCATTGGCTCCGCTGCTCATTGTGCAGTATTTGAGCCCGCTGAGTTCGGCAAACGCTATGCCGTCGCCCCTCATTGCGACCGACGCACAAAGGAAGGCAAAGAAACCTGGGCCAATTTCCTCAAGCACTCGCAGGGCCTAATTCCACTGGATGCAGAAAGCGCCACAATGGTGGAGCGCATAATGGAAAGCGTCCGCGGTCATCGGACGGCGCAGTATCTTTTAAAAGACGGCATCGCTGAGCAACCCATTTACTGGAATGATGAAGAAACCGAAATTGATTGCAAGGCTCGCCCCGATTGGTTGACGCCTGACAACGTAATTATTGACCTTAAAACAACAGAGGACGCAAGCCCGCGCGGCTTCTCACAGAGCGTTAAAAAGTACCGCTACGATGTGCAGGCCGCATTTTACTCCGACGGGCTCGAGGAAGCCACGGGAAAGCCCTGCAACGGTTTCTTTTTTGTTGCTGTTGAAAAGCACCCGCCCTATTTAGTTGGCTGGTATTTCATCGGCAACGAGGATCTAAAGGAAGCCAGACAGAAATACAAAAAAAATCTAATGACCTACGGCTTTTGTAAGAAAAGCGGAATCTGGCACGGATATAGCGAAATTGTAACAAAGGTAATTTTATGAGCACAGAAATAACAGAAACAAACCCCGCGCCACTCAGCAGCTTCGAGTTGGCCCAACGCCAAGCGAAAGCCCTGAGCGCTTCAGACTTGGTGCCACAACAATACAAAGGCAACGTAGCCAATACATTGGTAGCCCTCGAAATTGCAAACCGCATCGGAGCCTCTCCGCTTATGGTTATGCAAAACCTTCACATCATTCACGGGCGTCCGAGTTGGTCCAGTACATTCGTGATTGCTGCAATAAACGGCTGCGGAAAGTTCACCGCCCTGCGCTTTGTTGGTGATCTTGACAAAGGTATTAAGGCAGTGGCCACCGAAAAGGCAACAGGCGAGACCGTAGAAGGCCCCGCCGTTACGATGGCAATGGCAAACGCTGAGGGGTGGGTAAGCAAGGCAGGCAGCAAATGGAAAACAATGCCCGAGCTAATGATGCGCTACAGGGCCGCCGCTTTCTTTGGCCGTCTCTACGCCCCCGAAATTACAATGGGGATGCATAGCGTTGATGAGGTGGTAGATATCCAACACGAAGAGCCCGCAGGGGTTGCAGCGATCAACGCTAAGCTAATTAACCCAACGGCTGAATAAGGTCTTTAGATTCGAGCAAAGTGTAAGTGAAGCGGTTGCCGTGAATGGTGGCCGCTTTTTTTGCGAGTGCCATAAACTCGTTGAAATCTGCAACGCGTTTGAACACTTGGCAGCCGTGGCTCCAGTCATCCACCCGGACACTGTCAACTCCAGCCTTGTGAATATTGATACCAAAAACGCCTGTTTCGGTCTTATCGGTTTGATAAATTCCGTCTTTGGTGTAATCCCGGTAGACGGTTACAGGGCCGCATTGTTTTAATGCCTCATATTTGCCCTGATGCAATCCAATGGCGTGGCTACCTCTGTACTGATTTGCAACCAAGCGAGCAGTTCCGCCGCCGTTATCAGTTGTTGCAGCCCATTCTTTTACTACCCAAGTATTTTGTATTTTGTAAGCAACTACAATTTTATCGTCAAAGGCATTGGTTACTTTGTTGCCGGTGGAACTATTACGGATTCCGATAATATTTAAATTGTACTCGCCATCTTCAAAGAAGGCATATTTTTTGGCGGCCATCGTGGCCTTTAGTACTGCTATATTCATAAGATCAAAGTTACTAAAAAGACGGCTGCAATTGCATATGTTGTGCGGCGGAGTCGGTGGTATTTCTGATCACGCTTCTGCAGCTCATCCAATAACTTAGCCTGGATTTTATCCTGCTGCGCAATTACCTCCGCATCAATCTTCCGATACTCAATACAAAGCGCCAGATTCTCCCGGGCTTCTGCGCCCTTCAGCAGATAGTAATTATTTGCCGAGACTGTCGAGCTGTCGGTGCATTGCGATAAGCCGTAGCGTGGCGCCGCAAGAAGTATCACCATCAAGAGCAATATAGAGCGTGTCATATTTTTGATTAATTACAATTTGTGTATCGTGCAGGGCTTTGTATTTCAGGCGGATTTGATACAGGGTATCTAAATCTTTTTCAACAATCCTAATCGCAGGGCCGTGCACTACCCGCTCGCGTTTTGGTACCGCAAATTCCACGTAAGCCATCCCGCCAAAAACAAGCAGGATCAACAGCAGGATGGTGAGGTTACTCTTGCTCACCCTTTTTACCGCTGAACTTATCGACTGAGGTAAAACCGAGCGTTAGGATTGTAACCCACTCAACAGCAGCCACCAATTCCGCACTGGGTGCAATCTCCTGCGGGCTCATTGAGTTGTGTGCCATCGTTCCAAACAGAACAAATGCGCCAATGATCCCCACAAAGCGCTTGCTGGAAAGTTGACCGTTATCGCCCTTAAATATTTCGAGTATTTTTTTCATCGTCCTTGGCCGCGATATCTTTTCGCGGGCTTATTATTTTTTGAATGTACGCCCTTGTTTTTACGCTTGGGCTTTGGTTGCCATTTACCTACGGATGCGCTCGCCTTTGCCATTTTACAAGCCGTTTAACTTCATCATATTGTTGAGGCTTAGCGTGTCCATTTCAGCCAGTGAGGTATCAACGCCCATGATCATCATTGTAGTTGCATATTTTTCCGCCTTCAATTCAAAAACTTGGGCCTTGTTTGTAGCTTCAACTACTGCCTCCTTTAGCGCTTGCTTTTCCGCTACCTTACTTTCAACCATTGCCTCGCTAACTGCGTGAGCTGCGTGAGTCGCTTGCCCCACTGCCTGGGTGTGTTGCTGAATCTTTTTTAACATTGCATCCATTTCGTTCACTGGCTCAGGCTTTACTGCCCACGATGTCGTAAACAAAAAACCGCAAAGAAAAAGAAAAGAAAAAATGTATAGCAGTCTCATGTCGTTATAGTTTTTTCATTGAGTTAATTATACGCAATTCGGTGATCGCCGCAGACAAAGCACTGTCTGCCGTCTTGAGCATCTTGTAGGCTTGTTTCTGCTCTGCCCTCATAACCGCCATCTCCTTACGGCATTCATCAATTTGCGCCTGATTGCCCGAACGCAAGTCCATATACAAATAACTAACAGCCAACAGCATACAAAAAGCCACGGCAGCAACAGGATTTTTACGGAATTGGTCAAAGCTAACAGGTAGCGCATTGGGTTTTACTTTCGGTGTTGTCATAATGGGAATGGTGGGGGTACAACTTCAAACTCTGTTGGTGTTCCGAGGATTGGCGTGAGTGATTCATCAAAAACAATATACCAAAATTGCGGGGTGTTTAATTCTGCAAACTGATAGTCGCACCAATTTTGCGTTACATCATCGGGTGCAACGGGGATACCATAATAAGCATCACACGCTTCACGGGCGTTAATTGCTTCCTGCTCTGTTGGATAGGAATAACCGTTAATAGATTGCATAGTATGTGTTTATATTTGTTGAAATGCCCGTTCTATTTGTTGACTGATTAGATGGGTAAATAATTACTTCGCTTAAAAATCCGTTCAAAACGGCATCGTTACCTCGTGCATTAAACATTTTAATAGCGCTTGGGTTAGCTGTTCCCGCATTACCTGTGGTTAAAGTTGTATTTATTGCTATTTCAGAACTTGTGGTATTTAGTAAACCATAGGATAAATAATTTGTATTTGTTGAAATTGAAACTGTACTATATAATGAAGCACCTCCATCTATAAATGCACCGTTATAATACCCAATAACAACAATATTTCCAGAGGAAGCCAAATCCACTGCGTAAGGGTATATTGTTGGAGAGGTTAAAGAGGTATAATTTACCACTCCAAAAATTGTTGTAGGTTGCGACGATGAAAATGTAGTCGATAAATTTGTTGTTGAACTTTGGTTGCCTTGAATTCTTGGCTTACCATTTGCATCTACTAAAACACTCCCCGCATTTACGATTTTAGGTTGGTTTGAGGCTGTTGTCTGCGTTGCGTTTCTGGCATTACCACTTTGATCGTACCAAGTGGTTACAAATCCATTTGTACCACTACAAAAAGAAGTTAAAGAAGATGTGTCAAGATTTGCACCACTAAATCCAATGTCCGTTTCTGTGTTATCACTTGACCTACGAACACGAATAGCACTACCCGTGTACGCTGTTCTTAATTTACGAACTGAATAAGCCGCCGCCGCGTTTGGGTAAGTATCCAATAAACCAACAAAGGATTGGATTTGCGAACCAACAATACCGTGTGTTGAAAGTATCATATTACGATGCTATATCACCAAACAAATACCACTCATTTTCCGCAATCTTCACCAAAGTTGCACCGCTATACTGGGCGTTCAATTTCAACTTTGCCCCGTTGCTTCGGATTGTTACCCCACTTGTGGCAACAATGGTCGTTTGACCCGCCCCATATTGTGCCAATAGAATCTGTGTGCCTGTGCTGAATGCAACTGAACTATTCAAAGGGACTGTCAAGTTGTTAGCACTGCCCACATTCATCTCAACCAATTTATCGGCATCACTCAAAACCAAAGTGTAGGATGCGGTCTGTCTGTTGGTGGTGATCAGTTTGTTTGTCTTTGCATCAAGTGCCGTTTGTGTTGCAGTTGAAACGGGTTTGTTTAAATCCGAAGTATTGTCAACATTGCCCAAACCTACCGCAGCCTTGTTTAGAGTTGCAAATGTTTTGTCCCCTCTGTAGTAATCCGCTGAAGTTGTGGCGGTTATTGTTGGTTCAACTGCAACATTCCCACTACCCAAAAGCGAAGTGCTATTGATGGTCTTAATGTTTGTACCTGAAACCAACGCATCTTGTTTGCTTGTAGCCAATCCCGAATACTGTGAGTTGGTTGCATTGTCACCTGTATTCGTTCCGCTTGTGTTTCCAACAACTACCAATTGTGCATCGGTTACATAACGCCTATTCGTTGAATCTGCGATGTCCGCTGTGGTTGCATCTGCCCCAGCAGTTACCAAACCTTTCGCATCGTAAGTGATCTTCGTTTTGGTTGCTCCTGTGATTGCGGTGTTCTCATCAACCTTGCCATCTAAGGCCGTTTGCAAATCGGTTTGGTTTGACAAAGTGCCAGTAACACCACCCCAAGCAACTGCCGAACTGATGGCAATGTTTCCGCTTCCCAAAATGGAAGTTGAATTGATGGTCTTGATATTGGTACCACTCACCAATGTTGCCTGCTTAGCATCCAAAGCCGTCTGTGTGGCTGAGCTCACTGGCTTATTGGCATCGCTTGTATTGTCAACATTGTTCAACGCCAAGCTAGTCTTTAACTGCGTCGGCGTTACTTTCTTTGTGGTGGTTGCGCTTGTATCAACTATTGGCAGAACATCGGCCGCATTGTCAATGGTTGTAATGGAGGCGAGTTCCGATATCTTCTGGTCTGGCATATGCCAAAATTACAAAACACCTACCGCCGACTCGTTAACAAATTAAACGCTTGCAATAATATACCACTGGGCGCCGTCGCTTATAATTGTCTTGCTTCCGTATTGATGATTTATTGTTGTTGAACTGGAGCCGTTAATATTGTACGATCCGCCGCTTATAGTCACTACGTGCGGATTGGCTTTCTTTAAGAAATAGTATTTTTTACCCTTGCTCTCGGTTGCGTTAGGTAAGTTCACAGTTACATTGCCGTCGGCAGTGTTGCAAATAATAAGCTCGTAGCCGTTTGTAATTGTGTGAGTCCCGGCTGTGTAAACCACAGAAGCGTTGTGCTCTTGCAAATGCCATGCAACTTGTTCGGCTGCATCGTCGTATTGCACCATCACCTCGTAACGTGTATTTTGCGTTGGTGTAGTTGCGGGCGCGCCGTCGGCATCATTCACTAAATAATTCAATACCAATGCAGGGGTGCGCTGTACAGAATCATTTAAACGCCCTATTTGATCGTCCATATAATTAACGCGATCCTTTAAACCAGAACCAACTTTCAGCCCTTCGCCAGAAGAAGTTAGCCCCGTGTAAATCGGAACCAATCCCAACCATTCGCCATCCCATTGCTCAGATCGTGCTGTATAAACAGCGCCATTTAATAGCCATTTGTAGTCATCAAAGTAAAGTGATTTAATTGCTGTTAAAGTTCCTGAGTCTGCCCAGGTGCCTCGTATTGTTGGCACAAAATCCTTGTACAATCCTGCAATGCCTTGGCCGAGCATTTCAGTAGGCGTGCCGTGTGTAGTGCTATCCCATCCCCCTCGCCAATCGTCTGCAATTACCCACTGGTTGCTTGAGTTGTAAGCGTCTATATTTCCGATAGCGTATTTGCTTGAGCTGCTGTAATACTTTGGCTCTAAAATTATCGGCGTAGAGTTTACGCTGTTGGCCGTATCTGGCGTGTAGGTTTCGGTTATGTTGAAAGTAAAATCTGGGTTTTGGTATGGCGAAGCGTCGGCGAATGCTAGCTGTATAGATCCCCAAAATGGTTTATCAAATTCATTTAACGCGCTAGGGTTTCCGAATATATTAAATTTTTGTTTTACCGCTTGCACTTGAATTACTTCGACTTCTAAAATAGTAAAGCCTGCAGGCGGTGTGCTCACTTGCTTATCAAATACAAATGATGTCCAGTTACTATTTTGAAAGTCGTTTGCAATCTCTTCTACAAATGTCGCACCTGGCACAGACGAAGCGCTGACCCATAACAAAGTATTCAAATCTAATACCCTGTAGCCACTACCGCCATCTCTCAAATATATTTTGATTCGTACTTTTGTCTTATCCTCTGGACCCGTTGGCGAGGTGGTAAATGTATGCCTGCCAAATTTTATAGCAAATCGGATTCTTAAGGGCGCAGCATCTGGCGTGCTACCAGTTGGCACCCCTGTAAATGTTTTAGCAAATGAAGCGTCTGATTGATTTGCATAAGTTCTGTAGGCCGTGGCCGCAAGCATTCGCTCTGTGTCAATCTGCACGTATTTAGCGGCCGCCTGGTAGCTTAGGGATGGCTTGGCTATCCATTGCGGGCGCACATCGTTGCCGAGGGTTACCGTGTGCGTGTAGGTACCCGTTCCAATGTACTGAAGCGTGTAGTTATATTGGCGATAGGCAACTGTTGTATCTAGATATTCGGTTGCGCTGACTAGCCAATACTTCCCAATTTCTAGAATAAATCGAGCCTGCAGAATTTCGCAAACTTGCTCAAGGGCTGCCTTGCAATCCATCATGTTGTTTTCAGCATATTGAAAAGCAGCAATGTCGGTAGCTTTGATGTCTTTAAATTGGTCGTAATTGTCTACAAAAGTATTTACATCAACCTGCAAAAGATCAATGCCTTTGCGTGTAGCATCCAAAGAAAACGGCGCAACAGCATCACGAAAATAATCTGTATTTGCACTGGCAACAACCCAGTAATCTTTAAGCGCCAACTCATCTAGGCACCGACGAAATAACTGTGCAATTGTTATTTTGCCATCGGTAAACCACGAAGCTTGTACTTTGTAACCACTCAAAAGCTCCAAGCCATCCACAGCGCCCAAAGAAATAATGGGCTTAGCTTCTATGGCTTCACGTTGGAATGTCATTTGATCCGCAAGAACTCGGCCGACGTGGACCAAAGAATTATCTTGATAGATAAGCACAGCCCAAAATTGTTCTGATGTTGTGGCAATTGCTTTGAACTCGCCCAGTACTGTGTTGGATGGCATTACCCAATAAGATGTACTGCGTGAAGGTCTGATAGCATTTTGATAAAATGTATCGCCTTCACCATCGCGTTGTATTTCGTAGCCATCGCCCGCAAGTTTTAACTCTGTGCCACCTGATCCCGAACCGCTCGGCGCATCCCAAATCTCAACGCGGTGCAGTTTGCCCGTAACCGAATAAAACGAACCATAGTATTTCCTTGCCATTATCCTCTTCTTGAATCTTTGTTATATCGTTCCAATACTATCGCCAAATCTCGCCCCTGTATTGTGGTGCTAGCAACAAATCCGCTTTGCTCGTTTGTGTTTAGCATCCCCTTAAGTTTGTCAAGTGGTGCAATCACTTCAGGGTTACTACTTGCCCCTGGGTACTCACCTACCAATCCCAAAGTCGGACCGCTCACAATTCCCCCCTCGGCGAATGCTGTAGCCTGTGGGCCTTTGTTAAGCATTCCAGTGATCACCGCAGAGCCCGCAATCAATGCAACACCCGCAGCAGCTGCGAGCACAGGGTTTTTAATTAGCAACTCCTTAAAAGCCTTTGACGCTGTAGCCGTTGCAATCAATGCCTGTCCAAAGGATTTCATGAATGCCGCAACGGATCCCAGTAATTTCTTGCCAAAATCTTGAAAGCTACCGATTTGGCCCGTCATAATATCGCCCAACAATACCCCGAAATCTTCGAGGCCCTGGGCGGTCAAATTATTAAAAGCCTGGTTAACGCCTTCCATAGCGGTAGCCATGTTTTTCTCATAATCTGAAATCACTAGGGCCTGCTCTGTAGTTTCCGCTTTTACTACCGCTGTGTATTGTGGCAATGGCCCAGTAGCTTTAGCAAAAGCCTCAATAGTTGGCGAAGTTGCGCCAAATTGGCTAGTGGGTTGTATTGCGCTATTATCAAAAGATTTTGCTTCGGTTAGTTTTTCTACTGCTACCGTTTGTTGGTTTATTGCATTTGTGCTTTGAGCAATAGGCGTTATGCTTAATCCTTGGGCAGTAGCCATTTGAACTATGGCGTCTATTTGCGTTTGGATTTTTGCGGCGTTTGCTGCGGCTATTGTGCCTATATTCTTTTGGCTGTCTATAAAACCTTGCACTTGTGAAGCAGAAGCCCCGCTAGCATAAAGTCTATTTAATTCAGCCTGTGTGCTTAGCTGAGCCTGCTGTTTGCCTAGTTCGTACTCAAGCATTTTAGCGCTCAACTCTTGCAACTTTGCAAATGCGGCTTTTGCTTTTGCCTGCTTAAAAATTTCAGCAGTCAAGTTACTAGTCGCAGTTTTTAACTCTGCGCTGTTTACCTTGTCAATGCTTTGGTTTGCTAGAAAGTCTGGGTAAATTTTTTGTATTTCTGCTAGCGCATTTTTACGCTCTCGCATGCTGGCGTTATGGTTATTTACAACTGCCAATAAACCACTAACACTCTTTACCTCCTCTTCAAAATTCTTTTGCGTTTCAGCGTTAAGCTCATTAAATAGCTTCTGCTCTTGAGCCGCCTTTTTAGTTTTTTCCGCGTAAGCACTAAGTGCGTAAGCTATTGACGCTATAGCAGTAGCAGCCAATGCCCAAGGCGCAGCAGCCATTACTAAGTTAAAACCCCTTTGCACTCCCGTGGCCGTGCCAACTGCGGCAGCGTAAGCCGTTTTTGCTGCTGTTAATGCAGAAGTGCGCAAAGCAAGCAACCCCTGCATCGCCGCGCTCTCTTCTTGTAGTAAAGTTTCTATTTCTTGTAACCCTGTAACCACTGCCATAACTGCCTGCAGCTTAACCATGGTTTTTTGAAGATCTTCACTTTCAACGCCCATCAAAGCAATGGCGCCCTCTGCTACAGAATAAGCCCCGGCAACACCTTGCACAGTTCCTATTACTGCGTCAAGTTTTCGCGTATCACTTGCGAAATACGCAACCTCTGCACGTGCATCGCCTATGCTATCTTTTATTCTACCCGCTTCACGAATTATATCATTAGCTACATTTTGGAACTCTGGACCTAATGCCCGCGCTTCCATCGCCAAATTTGTTAACTGCCTAACAGTTCCCGCTGTTGGATTTTTAGTTGCAATCGCTGCTAGCTTCTCCTCAATGCTCTTCGCACTCTTAGCCACATCGGCAGACATTTCACCGCCCGCCTTTTTTATTACTGATATCGCATCATTAAAGCCCTGTCTGAGCTTTTCAATGTTTGCGCCAATTACTATATTTAACGACCTTGCCATGCTTACAATTCTATTTTATAACTATCTTCTTGCAATAAATAAGCGCCATCTTCGAGCAACAAATAACTGGCACCAGATGGCACTGGCGCGGCATAAATGTAATTAATTATAAAGTCCTGAGCAACGTGGTAAATCCCAGCAAATCCTGCCTCATCTTCAACCAAATGCACCTCGCCATCGAACTCAATCGCTTGGCAGTATACCCCATTAAAAGTATCTGGAAAGGTAGCAGCTTCAAACGCGGCCCGAACCTGCGCGGCTGTGTCCATCGCATCGGCAAACGTGGCCCCAAAACTACTAACTTGCACCCGAGCAAAGTCTGTGCGTGAGTGGCTTGTGTTGGTAGGGCTTGCAATTACGCTGACTAAATTATAAGCGATTGCAGGAAATGCAGACTCTTGCGGAATCCGCAAAGGGTTTAAGCGAGTGGAAACCAACGCCGTGAGGTCTGACGCATTGCTTAAAATGTTATATACTATTTTTATTGGTGCGCTCATGCCTTGGCGTCCGGTGTTAATTTATCAAAGACATGCGAATATAACCTAACCGCTTCGTGAATAGACAAAAACTCAGGTTCCTCCCATGGAAATGTTAACAGCCTTTTCGGTTCTATTGGCTTTTTTAAGTGGGGCGCCATGCCTGTAGCAACTGCCCAGCGAGTTATTTCCCATTGGTTTCTGTACTGCTGTTGCTGCGCCTCACGCATGCCCTCCAATTTCAAACGCCAAAAACGTGGCGAGCATTTCCAAAATTCCCGCTCAGTTAGATTCAATTCGCCGTAACTGATGCGCTCAATCTTGCGCCAAGTTAGCGGTGCGCCGTCGCCCTTGGCTTTTACTTTCCCTCTGGCTCTTCGGTGCTAAAGAAATCACTAACGGCCTGCGTAAATCCATCTAGCGCAGGACTCAACTCTGTAAATCTTTTAACCGATGCGCCCAATTTTTGGATTGTGGGATATGGCGTTTTTTTGCCGTCGGCTTCGTAGCCTTCGAGAATCCCATAGAATGCGCAACTCAGTGCGAAGTCCATAGATTTGGCAAGGTCTTTTTGCAGGTTTAGATCTGCGAAATTTTCCATTCCAGCCAACTGCATCACATTGCGCAGGCTGTTCATGTTAAACAAAAGGGGGTGCTGAACACCCCCGATGATAATGTGGCTCATGCCACAAAGATAACAAATAAATTATGAAACGGTGCCAATAGTCAAAGCGCCTGTACCTTGCAAAGTTCCTGTGAAGGTTGCTTTGTCATTGTTGGGTGCGCTCAAACTCAAGCTGCTGAAGAAAGCGCCGCCTGTTAATTTTTGATCTCCTGTGCTGTTGGTAGTCATTACAATTGTAACAGAAGTACCCGCTAACAAATCGGTCAAAAGATCTTTAAAAGACAAACCGCTTGTGCTCACAGATGCATCTTCTTCAAAAATACCTTCAACGTTCAAAGTGTAGCCATATTCGCCGGCGATAAACTCCTTTGCGCCTGCGCTGTCTTTGTTAGTAACGTCGATCATATCTTTAGAAATGTCGATTGAATGAGATGTCGCGTTTGCGATTTTGGTCAAGGTTCCGCTCACATCTTTATAGATGCTTATCAGCGTGCCGTTTACTGGTCCAGAGATTGCCATGGTTATTTGTATATTAGATTATTTTTTTTAGCTAAATCGGCAATGATTTGATCAACGCCTTTCATTATGTTTTCTTCGACGCTTGTGGCGTTTGAATCGACGGCCCTTTGCATAAAACGCACGGGGGCAATGGCGCCTGTATAGCGGCCTGTGCTCGATTGGATTCGCTCAACCGTGCCGTATTCATACATCACGCCCAAATAGTTGTTGTGGTACTCCTTGCGCAAGCCAATCAAAGCCTTATCATAGTTCTGATTATCCTTGCTATTAATAAAACCGATTGAGTCCCGCAAATCGCCTGTATCAACTGGCACCAAACTTTTGGCCGTTGCGATAATTGGGCTTGCGCTTTTCTTTAAAACTTGCTGAAGTTTACGACTTTTCACACTGACCCCCATAGCCTTTAGGGCTTCCAAGGTTTCAGCGAGTCCGTCGATTTTCTCCATTATTGCGTTAATTCGGTTTGTAGTTTCAAATATAGATTGCGCTGAAGGTTTGCAATGTTAACAATGTTGTGCGCTCCATTGTCATCAACCACCCTGTGCTTAACGCCTACGGCAGAATTGAAACGAATGGTATACATTACAATTTGCTTATGCTCGCGCCTGTCTGCGTTTACATTCTCGGCGCCACTTTCCTGCTCAACACGCTGCGCCCAGGCGGTTGCATATTCCGTCCACGTTTGCAGCTTTTCGCCTGTGTTTGTATCTATGGTTTCGGTGTAACTTTGTAGGCTCACCAAAACATCCATTAATCCCGCATTCATCAGATCATGATTTGGATTTTGTACGGATCGAGTAGGTAGTGAAAGCCGAAATTCATTTCGCTGTTAATACTCCCCGCAATGATGGCCTGCCTGTTATCGTAATACTGTGCAACCAACAACAGCGCCGCGTGCTTAATCGTAGCGGGTAGAATTGTATCGGGATCTACAGAAGAAGTGCCGACAGGATTAAAACCCTCAGAAATTTCAACAATATATTTAATTGTATCGTCCGTTATTGAGGATGGCGTGTTTTCAAAAAAGATATTTCGAGAATACCCGCCCATTGGATCAGGCGCAACCAACCAATCGCCAGAATCAAAAGCAACAACTGTTTGCGAGTCGTTCACATAGCTCACAGAGTTGATCGCCAAGCAGCGCGTGTTTAAGCGCAGATAATTGCCCGAAGGTATATTGAGTCCATTCACGGGATTCACGAGCGCAGGCTGGCCAGTAAATGAGTCAAAGCCATACTTTGCCGTCCCTTTGCGAATTGAGTAACCCAAATAATTACTGCAGGCATCAATTGCCATAGAGATAAGCCCCGAAATGTAAGTATCATCTGAGGAACTTGTAACCCTTAAATGGGTTTTTGCATCTGCCAAACTGAGGTAATCAGTTGCGGCATTTGCGAAGGCGGTATATCTACGGCTAACAAACATTATTCTGCGTCTAGTTCGGTTTCAGGGTTTACTGGTTTTGCCTTCTTTGGCTTCGTTGGCGTCAATACTGCAATCTCTTCAGCAACGCCCGCCTCAATTAAGAGCATAGCCTGCTTAGTTTCCATTATTACTTCCTCGCCTACATTGTAACTTAAATTAAATTGCCCTGTAGGGTTTGCTGTAAATCTCACTTTCATATTGGCCCAGGGGCGATGCAGTCAAGATCACCCCCGGCACTCGGTATTTAATGACTCCGAGCAGTCAAGTTATTAGGCTACGATGTCCTTACAAACTGCGAAGGCAGTAGGCTGCAACAAGTTGCAATCTAAGTAAGCATTCAATACAACGTTAGTCAAGCCAGCAGTAGCACCGCTATAAGGGTCAACTGTCAACTCCATACCACCCCAAGAAGCGATAGCCATTTTGCTGAAATCTCCAAAGATCATTGCAGACAAAGTTGAGCTAGTACCCTTAGACAAGTTTGAAGGAACCAAAGTTGAAGTGGCTACGTTGTAACCGTTCAATTCAGCACCACCTGCAGGCCAGATGAAGTTACCTTCAACACCTGAAGCTTGGCGTGGGATAGTTTGCAAAGCGGCTTTTACTTTAGGGTTGGTCAAGTAAGCAACACCCTCACCGTTTGCGTTTTCAACGGCTTTCATCAAGTTAACAACGTCGGCCCATACTGGAGCGATTCCGTTTGCGTTTGTGCTGTTAGAAGATGCGCCACCTGCAAAAGTTACGTTAACTGAAGAGTTAGCAATGATACCGGTTGGCTCGTTAGATCCACCGCCTTTAATAGCAGCAGTTTCCAAAGACTGAGCCATTGCATTCAACAACCAGTTACGCACGTAAGCGTCGATTGAGTTGCTAGATTGCAACATCAACTGGTTAGAAACTTGAATGTAAGCGGCCAAACGCTTAGGGCTGAAAGTGATTTTGCTGAACGCGGGGCTCTTTTCAGTAGCAGTTCCGTTTTCAGTGTTCCAACCTGCAGAAGGCACAGTTGAAGCTGTTGGCATATCCAAGTTACCAACCAATCCGCTCAACTGCTGCACACCCAAACCGCGCAATACAGTCTTAGGAAGCAATACGTCGATAATAGAACCAACAGAAGTTTGAACGTTTACACCACCTTCAGAGCCAGAAGTTCCGCCAGTAGCAGACATATCACGCTTAAATACTTCAGAAGGGATTTTCATAGAGTGAGCGCTTACGCTTACACCGCTACGCTGATACTCGCTAGAAGCCAAGGCAGAAAATTCACCTTCAACACCTTCGCGACGGCCAGAAATAGCCATATCGATAGCGCGCTTAAAGCTGTACTCTTTAGCCATTTCTGACTTTTCTTTTTCTTCGCTACGGCTAGCAACGTGGCCAGCGGCTTGAGCTGCAAGATTCTGCAACTTTTCCAAGGTTTCAACCTCTGCTTTGATCGCGCCCAAACGAGCCTCGATTTCAGCCAAGCGATTAGTTTCTGAATCGGCCATAGATCTGGCTTCTTTTTCAATGGTGGTTTGCAAGGTAGACAATTCGCCTAGCAAACGTCCACGCTCTTCTTTAAGGGCTTTGATTTTATTCATGATTTTGTTTTTTGTTTAAAGGTTTTGGTATCTCAATAAAGCCAATTTAATAACATCGGCAGAGGCTTGGCTTCTTTTTGCCTCTTCAATTTCTTGCTCCTGATCACGCATAGCAACAATGCTACGGGCGTCGGCTTCAGTATCGGCGTAAGCGGGATAAGTTACAGGGCTAACGTCGTACAAATCCTCGATGACCTTGATTGTGCGCTTGCCCATAGATCCGTACTTTTCTGACTCGCTCCACATTTGCTCTTTGATTGTAAAAGCAAATGAGCTTTGCGTGATATCGCCGCGCATGATAGAACGCACAACCGACATATGTGTGGGATTCTCATAATCTGGTACCCAAGTATATTCAAGATTGCCGTCGCCATTTACAAACACTTTGCAGGTGTTTGCTTTTGTGCGGCCCAAAATTAACTCGGCTTCGTGATTAAACAAACAGCGAATGTCGTAATCTTTTGAAAGAGCATTGTCAAACGCCCCTGGCAAAATAACCTCCTCAAAATATCCTAGATCCGTAGCGGAATTAATGACAGCAGCAATGCCGCCAATTTCTTTTGGCATGCCTTCGCCTTCTGACCTGGTGTGGACGGTGCCCGTAAATGTGCGCCTTTCTTGTTTCATGTTAAATGACTTCTGTATTATTGGTTCCCTCTGGATTGTTGTTTTTGTCGGCGGTGCTCATTAGTTGCGCAATCTTAGCGTCCATGTATTCATCGATTTTGCTGGACGGCATCAAATTAGATTCGATCAAATATTCATCGCCTCCATTAAATCCGTTAGCATCTTCAAACATGCGGGCCTCGTTACGTGAAAGCCAACCGCCGCGAATGCCTTTATTGTAATAGTCAGCGCGCTCATTGGCGGAGGCTCTCAACAGCGAATTAAAGTTAAATTTAAAGTAATAAGTCAACTTGTCGTTTTCTGTTAACAGCTTACGGGCCATTTCCTGCTCGATGTTAATCGCATAGGATGCCAAAGTACGTGCGTAAAAATCTTGATATTCCTGCTCAACGCTGGACTTGATGCCATCCTTTGCGCCGATCATGGAGGCGGGCACCCCAAAAATACGGGCGATTTCCTCAGCCGAAAATTTGCGGGTTTCCAAATACTGAGCCTCTTCTGGGCTTAAAGATAGTTTTTCCATCTTGATGCCATTTGGCAACACAGTGCTGCGGCTTGCCCCATCAATTACATCGTCAAGCGATTTCTTTAATGGCACTGCCTGCTCGGGTTTAATCTGTGCGTCAGATGTTAACAAAAATTTCAATACTCCATTTTTGTAGACGCCAGCGCTCTGGCTAATTGCTGCCAAATCAATGCCCAAGGTTTCGGCGTGCACCACGATGGGCGATAAACCCACAAGCGGATCATCACCACAAAGCCCTTTAAAGTGCAACATGTCGGCCGCTGGAATCATGCCAGGGAATCCTTTTCGATTCACTTTGTAAAACAATTGGCCGTCCTGCATGATTGGCTGAACGTAATCAGGTGCAATCGGGTGCAACTCAATGCCCAAATATCTGCTGTCGCGATTGATAAAAGCGTAAGCGTTGCCCTTCAGCGCCAAATGGCTCACCATGTATTTGGTGAAATCGTATTTTGTTTGATACGGGTTTGGTTCGTTTACCAATGCCGTAGCGTAATGGATTACAACCTGCTCGCGATTGGTGCCATCATCTTTATACAACTTTAAAGATAGCCCCGCAATACCGTCTGCAATAACTCTAACGCACGCGTGCACCGACGCAATAGATAACGCCGTGCGATCATTAACCGCCTGACCGCTTTTTGTTTGATATCCGAAAACATTTTGTAAAGTATTCACAAGCCAATCAGTTGGCTGCGATAAGCTACTGCGCTTCTCCGCTCTTTTTGGCTGCCAGAATTTTAGATTCATCGCCCGCAAATTACAACTGCCCTAAATCAATCACGTTAACAAATTACTTATTACGCCCCTGAGCCAACCACCTGCTGAGCGCTGCCCTGAATACATCGTAGTTTTTGTACCTTCTTATCCCAAACTTGCCAAAATACTTTTCCTCGGTTGCATTGTAGGCATCCTCATAAGTCCGATATCTCGGTAGGTTGTTGTAATATTCCTGCATGTAGTCATCCAAAAATTTCATAAGCTTACAAACCAAAAATCTGATTCTTTTTCTTTTGCGGCATCCTGCATGCAAGTGCCCAATGCCATAACTATCGAAACAGGCCCATCGACTTTATCGCCCGACTTCGCTTTGTCTATTTTAATGTTGCCCGCGGGATCTGTGCGCAGCATTATGTTGCCCATCATCCAACGCGTAACGGGATTGCCCGCGTGCCTTAATTGTTTATCCTTTGTCAATCGCTCCAGTTCTTTGGTAGGCGCCGACATTGATACAAAGCCCTGGCCGAATGGGAACATTTGCAGGCCCTCATTTTGTAGCTCAATGACTAACTGCGAAGAGTTGAATCGGTCAAAGGCAATGTCTTTGATGTCGTACTGTTGCGCCAACTGAATAACCCGCGCCTTAATAAAAGCGTAATCAGTTACGTTTCCGTCCGTTAACTCAATATGCCCATCGCTCGCCCACTGCCTAATCGATTGCCCTGCTGCGTCCTTTCTTTTATATGCCGTCTCCACTGGCAACCAATACCATGAGCGAATCGCGTGAAATTCTGGGAAGTATAAACTAAATGCGCAAAAGTCACCCGTCGACGCCAAATCCAATCCGCCATAACACAAAGCGCCTTCAAGATTATCCGCGCCATCGCAAGCCTTCCAATCACTATCACTTATCCAAGTCATTGCCGTATCGGTCCAAACGTTCAGCAGTTTGGTTTTAAATTCAACTTCTTTGTGCACAAACTCCTTGGCCTCGGTCAATCCCTGCTCCAACTGCCTAGGGTTTACAGAAATACCCCAATTTGGATTTGCTTTGGCCCATACTGCCGGGTCTGTCCAATCATCGCCCTCATCCAATGTATAGATCACCGAAAACAAAGCATCGTCTTTTATATTGCCACTCAATACCCCTGCGCAGTACTGCCGGTGTTTGTAGCAGGGTGCCTCACGATTGAAGCCCGCCGTGGTAATGGTAAACAGCAACGGCTGCCGCCTTGCCCCCATTGAGTTGCGTATTACGTTATACAGCTCATCATTTGGGTGGGCGTGGTATTCATCGATACAACAAAAGTGCGCATTGAGTCCGTCCTGCTTGCCTGGGTTCCACTCGAGCGGTTTGTATATTGACTGCCCGTAAAGGATGCGCCGATTGTTTACAGAATTGTTAACGGTAAGCGCTTCATTTAACCAGGGCAGATTTTGGCAAACCCTAACAGACTCGCCAAAAACCATCATGGCTTGGTCCAACTTTGTAGCCGCGCTGTAAACTTGCGCCGCCGATTCGTCATCTGCAATAAGCCCGTATAGCATAATGGCGCTGCTGAATGTAGATTTACCATTTTTGCGTGGCACTTCAACATAGGCCCGCGTAAACCTACGGCTACCATCCTCGTTCAAAAACCCAAACAGATTCCAAATAATAAAAGCCTGCCAAGGTTCCAACTCAAACGGCTTGCCCGCATATTCGCCCGTCGAATGCTCGAGCTGCTCAATAAATTCAATGGCATGCAAAGCGTAGGTGTCAGAGAATCCCCAACCCGCTGCACGATCTGCCACGTATCTATCGACCGCATTGCGCACGTGTTCACAAACTGGCACCGCGCCAGATTGTACGTCGCTTATATACTTTTCAACTTTTTGCACTGGCTTTCAAAAATGGCCTTTGCCTCTTCAGCGAGTTTCAAGTTGCGATACACAAACGCCTCATCCCACAAACCAAACTTGCCACACTCACGGAATCCGCTGCCTTGGTCCATGGTGATCACAAATTGATGGCCTCGCTCTTCAATCCTGTACTCCCTACCTTCATATTCCACGTGCGCCGTTTCAAATGCGGCTTTGTGCGTTGCTTTGTTAACTGTCTTTTTCATGTTATGCGGTTTTTGGTTTTCTTAATAATTCTAATTTACTCGCTGGCTTTACGTTTCCCGTTTCAATTCTTGCCCGGGCGCTCGGCGTGATCCCAAACAACTGCCCCATCTGCGTGGCTTGCTTCAATGCTTTGCTGCGCACATCATACCACGGCGAAACAACACGCTCGCCAAATCTATTAACAACAACCTCGCCCTCTTTATTGTTTATCTCACAGGCTTTTTTATACAAACCCAATTCGTTGCAGTACCCGGCAACCAGCCCGAGATCTGCGCCAGCCAGTAGGTTATTATTTTTCAACTCCTTGCAAGTGATATCCCAATACTCAAAGCCCAATTCATTTAGGTGAGCGGGTGGTTGTGGAACTCCAACACTCAGCTCGACAATCATCGGCTGGTCAAGACTTCGGTCGGCGCGAAAAGTCCCCTCGATTTTTTTTAAATCAACGGGTTTGCGTGGTCTCCCTTTCATATTTACAAATATACGTTAAAATTTGCAAATCTATTTTCGCCCATGTGTGAAGAAAAG